TAAGGTGATGTAAACGTAGTTTTATCTGTTGCACTACTATAACTTCCTGTAACAGATGTTTTAAGGTCAAGATAAACTCCATGACCTATAGTAGTATCTTTTAAATTTCTTAAATCTATTTTAAATAATTTTGTAGTAGTACCTTCAGAAGCTAATACATAAAGATAACTTTCTCTACTCATTACTCCTATAATTTTAACACCTGTAAATGTCCATTTAGACCAAGCGTTTTGTACTTTCTCACCACCATCAAAGAAATACTTATAGATAATCATTGTACTAGCATTTGTAGCTGAAGCTGTCCCTGTGTATGGTGCAGTTTGACTATCTGCATCATCAGCAGAAAGAAATACTAATGTGTCTTCTGTTGTATTACTTATAATTTGATAACAATTAGATGGTATTAAATTTTGTACTGATACACTAATATCTAAACCATCATTTGTTAATGTATCATCATCAGCAAAGTATTCTCTTATTGCTGTATTGTTTGTTCTAGCTTGTGCAAAGTAAGCGAACTTACCTGCTGAAACTGGTGTTACTTTATCATCATGTTCAAATGAAGATACTTCATTAAGTATAGCTGTTGTTGGTGATATACTTTCACCAGAGCTATCTAATTTGTATTGTGCTGTATCAGAAAATAACAATAAACTTTCGTTAAATCCTACAGAGTTTTTAAGTGTATTAACTTGTGTACCTGAAGCCGCTATATCAATAGGGTCAGTATCTAAAACTTGTGTAGATGTTGTTGCAAAGAAATTAAAGAAAGAAGCATTTTCTGTTAATACTAAATTTTCACCAGACATAATACCTAATCTGTTTTTGTAAAATGTAAGGTTATTTATTTTCTTTCCTACAAAAGTGGGGTTAGCATTTGTTTCACTATCTCCACATACTCTATCTGTCCAATCTAATTCTTTAAAAGTAAATGTACCATTATTATTGTTAATCAATGCGTGTGGCATTGTAGAATTAGTTAAACCTACAGAAGTAGCAGGTGCTATAGTTTCATTCCATACACCAGACTTACCTGTAAATTTAACATAGTAATCTGATAATGTATCTCCTTCTTCACCAGTTACTTTTATAATTACATCTTTCTTTCCATAGAAAGGTAGTTTAGTAAAATCTTGTATTTCATCTCTAATAGCATACATAGCTGTATTACCAGAACCATCTGATGAACTTATTGTATAATCAGCTAGTGTGTTTGGTGATGAAACTGTACCTGTAGGTTTTCCATAAATAACACTATCAAATGCTTCAAATGTAAAATGAGATGTAAAACCAGAATAGTTTGCTAATCCTTGTGTTGTAGATTGTGTAGCATTGTTGTCTGTTCTTACAACTTTAAATCCAATACCATCAGCCGAAGCGTCCCAGTGTGTACTAGAAGTACCATATAAAAGTATATCTGTAATTTTGTTTGTATCTCTAAATTTACTATCAGTAGAAGCATCATTACCTGAAGGTAATTGAAATATTACTTCTAGCTCTTGTGCCATATTAGGGTGGTTTAAAGCTACTTTATATTCTCTACCATAGTTTGTTAGTTTACAAACAATTAAAAATTCTTCTACTTTAGCCGCAGACGTTGTACTATCAGCAGTTACAGTAGTTTGTGTATTTGCTACAAAAGTATAGTCAGCAATGTTTACTAATTTAAAATGTTCTTTAGGATTAGTTGAAGTTAAATAACCTGAACCACTTTGTATAGTAACAGTTTTTTCATTACCTGCTAAATCAAATACTTTAATACCACCATTGTATAATGCTACAATGTATTGGTTAGCGTCATCTCTTTGTATATTCCAAAATTTTGTTTTATTAGAATATATATTTGAATTATCTACTGTTGCTACATATTCTAAAGATGGTCTTTTAGATAAACCATCTACTAATCCATTTTGTAAATTAACTTGGTCTGCTCCTTGATTTAATCCTCTTTGAGTAGGTGTCTGTTGAGACATTCCATTCAAAAAGTTAGGAATAGACTGGGAAACAACTGCACCCATAGTTAATAATTCCTTCTAGTAGGTCTGTGTATTATAGAAAATGTATTACTATCACCTTCTAGTATGTTGACATCACTCTCTTGGCTATCTGCTTGATGGAAAGCCATTAATGCTTCTTGTTCATCTTGACCAATTAATTGTGTAATTTCTTTGTCTCCAACAAATCTAGCCGCAAATCTTCTAGCCGCTTTCATTGTAATATATTGTCTAGCGTATTCTGGTAAATGTTCAAATTGTTGTACTAAAACAATATCAACTGATGAAGGTGCTGAAGTAAAGACGTCTGTGTGATTATCCATATCATATAAAAATCCATTTCTTAATGTGTAGTTAATGTATCTGTGTTGGGAATTTGCGTCTACTTTAACGCAGTTTGAAGGAAGGGGAACTTTATTATTACTATCTAAAGTTAAAGATGAGTAGTTAACATGTGTGTTAAAATTCCACCCTTGTGATTGAATGGACATAGATGTTTCATTTAAAATATTTTTTGCTGTACCTACATCAACTGTAGTAGTTCCAGTAATAGTATTAACTGGTGCTTCTCCTATCGTAGAGAGCATTATATTTACAGCTTGTAATTCGCTTGTTGGTGTAATTTGTGTTGTCATCTGTCCTTTGTATTAAATTTTGTTTGAACACTGGGCGGCGGTTCAAATAATGTGCCGCCCAATGTAAGTAAGAAGTATTACGCTTCTTTAATACCGACTGCCGCTTCTGGTCTTAATACACCATGACCCATGCTGTATTTAGCAACCATTAACGTACCTTGTCTTCTGATGTCGTACTCTTTCTCAACAGCTAAATCCATTAGCTTAACAGTTCCAACTGCTGAAGGGTGAGATACAAGAGCAACAAAGTTTGATAGGTTAACTGCTTGTGGAGTTGAACCTGCGTTTGTTGCTGAACCTGCGTCTACACCTGAAGTTACATTAGAAGATACAAAGTGAGGAACTGGTACTAATTCAATTCCTGCAATTTTGTGTACCTTACCTTCAGAGATTGAGCCTTTACCACTGAAATCAACATTCACTGCGTTTGTAGCGTTTGCTAATTTGTAGTATTCTTCCAATCTCATAAAGCATTTTCTGCCTTCTGAAGGAACATAATTTGCATCAAGCTCTTTAGCCGCCGCAAAGATTGCATCAATCATTGCATTAGCCGCAGTTGCATCTGTAGCAGAAGCAATGCCTGTGTTAGTTATGTTAGTTGTAGCGTCTCCGCCTGTAACACTAGCTGACGCTAGTGATGCTTGACCGATTGTTTGTAAAACGTGCTTATCTTTTTGGAAAGATAATGCTCTACCCATTTCAGTAGAGTACGCACTTCTTACGTCCCAATGCGATTTAGCTTCTTCAATATTTGAAACAAATACAGAAGAGATTAAAAGGTCATTAATTGTAATAACCTTTTCGTTTGCGTTAACATCTGAACCTGTAATTTCAGTTCCAACTGCGTGATAAGATGCACCAATTCTCCCTAAAACTGGGAAAGTAGCTGACTTACCAGAAGATATGCTTCTGACCATGTCTGCACCTGCTGTTTTTGAAGCTCTGTCAAATGAAGTAATTACCTCACCTGCAAAAACTTTTAAAAACAATGCGTCATCACGAGTTCCACCAGAATTAGCATTTCCAAATTTAACTGGACTTGCGTTTGCCATAGTAGTGTCTCCTTTTTTATGACGTTAGTTTAATAAAAGCCTCTTCAATTCAGTTATTTAGTCAAGATTGTCTACCGCAGTAGGTCAAGTTATTTGGCTAAATTGTGTTGGCAGTTGCCACGCATAAGCGTTGCACAACTATTTTTTCTTTTTAGGAAATCCTTTTTTCATATTTGAATATGCAGATTTACTAATTGTACTTTTTGATTTTGGACGAGAAGTACCTGCTCGTTTTCTTTTATTTATATTTCCATAAAGACTATTTTTTGTCATTTTTTTCCTTTGTTGTTTTAGTAATTAAATCAATTTCAGATATGGCATGTTTTGCATGAATAAGTTTATCAAAATTTGTTTTTAAAATTTTAAGAAAATTATCATGGTCAGCAACACCAACAGGTTTTTGTAAAAACGTGTCAATGACTGCTGTAGCTTCAGCCACATCTGCTTCGTATGACCTTTTTAATGCTAATAAAAACATTATTACAACTCCGATTTAGAAAGTTTCTCTTTGACTGCCGCTTGATAAGCAGGGTCTTTTTGGTATCTATCATCAGACATTGCTCTAGTAACTTCAGCCCAAGATTTATAACCTGCTTCTCCTGATGGAGCAGTTTGACCTTCTAATAAAGTAGGTTCTGAACCATTAGCTTTTTCAAATTTTGCTTTTAATCCTACTACTGCTAATTTTGCAGTTTCTAAATCTTTAGAATTAACTGCTGTGTTATATGCAGTTTTCTCTGCGTCTGTTAAATTATCAGCCGCCCAGTCTGCCATTTCAGAATAAGCCTCATTACCACCAACTAATGCTTTAACAGTATTAGTTTGCTTTTCACCTATAGCTTTTTGACCTTCAATAAACTGGTCAACATAATCTTTAGGTATTCCTGCTTTTTCCAATGCCTCATAAGATTTTGCATCTAGCTCACCTTTTTCAGCATATTCATTTGACAGATTTTCCATATTTAAACCTGCACTCTCAACTGCTTTTTCAGCAATATCTAATTCACCTTTTTGTTCTTTAGGTGCATCTTCTTTTAAAGTAGCTTTACTTGTTGGGTCTACTTCTTCTTTAGGAGTTTGTTCACCAAGTTTCTTTTCTAACTCTGAATATGACTTTGCTAAATCTTCAACACTGTTGAATTTTTCAGGTAAGCCTTCAGGTTTACTTTGTGTAGACTGCTCCGCTACTGGCTTTTCGCTAGTAGTTTCTTCTTCTTTATTTACTGTTATTGTTTCTACCATTGTATGTCCTTATTATTGCGGTTTAGATAAATTATTTGCAACTGGTGCAACCGCCTTCTCTGCCATTTGCATAACTTGTTGTTGCTCTGCTTGTTCAGCTTGTGCTTCCGCTTCTTGGGCTAATTGTTCTGGTGATTTAAGAAGACCATCAGTATCTATTCCTAGACCAATAGCTATTCTTTTAATTAAATCATCAGGATTTAAAGCCTGAACAACTTGCGGATTTATCTGTGCAAGATTTCCTATCTCTGCAACAAATTCTCTTAATTTTTGTAAATCATTTCCTCTACCTAATGCTTCAATACCTGTAATAATTGTAGGCTGTACTGTTCCTTTAGGTAATGTTGGAATTTCATTACTTTGTTCCATTCTTTTCATAAGTATTGCTACTAATGGAAGTTGGAACTCTTGTGATAATAATGAATATATACCACCCATAGCTGTTTCTAATTGTTCAGCCATGTATCTAATCTCTTGTGCTGTTACTCTTTCAGCATCTCTTTGTATTGCTGTGTGTAATAAGAATGCGTAAGACATTCTCTCTTCTAATTTAGCAATAGATTTTTCTACTACTTGTAAATCATATTGTTTCTGTGCTTGTAGAACTGTAACATCTTCAGCACTACCAGTAATAATATCACCATTTCTAGTTAAAGATAAATCTTTCTTTCTAGTAACAGCATTAGGTCTCACCATAAATACTACTTTAGATGAAGCCGCCGCACTCTCTACAAGTGCTTGTGATAAACCTTCTAGTGATTTTAAATCACCTAAAAATTCTTCAACATATCCTCTTCCATAATCTTCATTATCTACTCTTACCATTCTTAACGCTTGGTAAGGCAATCTATCTTTTTTAAATTTACCAATACTTGAAGGGATTTTAATTCCATGTACTTCTTGACATACATAAAAATCATTGTCGTCTAATTTGTAAACATGTGTGTAAATATCACAGTTATCATCTTGTTTGTAATCAACATCAGACATAACTTGTGCCGCTATTTCTTTACCTAATGATAAAACACTTACTTGTTCTTTAATAATTACTTCTAATAAATTTCCTGAAGCATCTCTTTTAACTACATATTGAGATAATGGGTATACTCTCATTGTACCTTTTTTAGGTAAATAAGTTAGTACGTTACCACCAACTATTAAATGTTTTAATGCTTCAAAAACTGAAACTCTTAATGCTAGTTGTTCTATTTTAGCAGATACTTCTTTTTCTATTACAGACAAAGATTTCTCTATATCTGTTTTCATTTCTTTATTTTCTTGTAATTCTTTTTTAGCTTCTCCTGCTATTGATAGTCTAAAAAATGGGGAATTTGGGGGAAGCAAAAGTAAAAGAAGTTTACTTGCTAAATTGTTGACGCCTCTTGCACCAACTGATTGGAAAGGATTGTATAAATCGCTTGATGATGTAAAACCATCAGGCTTAATTAGAGAAGGAATTGTTAACTCACTGCATTCCTCTGCTCTATCTAAAAAATGTTCTCTGTCAGTGATTAACTTATTATATCGTTCTTTAGCTGTCTGTTGTTTAGTTAATTCACCTGTATATTCCATCTATTTATGCTGTATAATTAGAGCCGCCTGTAGATATATTTAAACCAGAAGAAGTATTTAAAGCAGATGTACCTGATTTCACTTTCTTCTTTTTCTTAATGTTTAAATCTTGCTCGTTAGCTGTAACCAATTCTGGTGCAGTCTGTTCACCAACAGTCTGTGAAGTATTCACAGGTGCAGGTGGAGCTTTTGGTGGTGGTGGCATTTTTGGTCTTGAACACATATTATTTTTCTGTCCTCTCTTTTAAAGTATTGATAAATTTAACCACGTCCCTTTGACCTGCCTTAAAATAAATAGTTTTAGTATCATCTTTTAATTCAGGTGATTTTTCAGGGTAAACTTTGTTTAACAAATCAATTAAGTCATCTACCTTTTCAGGTAGTACCAAATCTTCGTCAATGTTTTTCATCTAAAAGTGAAACTTTACTCCCACAGATTACCTGTAACAGTACCTTTGTTATATTCAGTGGCTCTATTCTCAAAGAAATTAGCGTGTTCTACACCATTTAACACCCACTCTAACCAACCAAGTGGATTATCTTTTACTTTATAATTTGGTTTTAAAGACAACTGTAGAAGTCTTCTATCAGCTATATATCTAATATATTGTTTAACTTCTTCTGGTTTTAAACCTCTAATACCACCCATATCAAAAGCTAAATCAATAAACTTATCTTCAAGGTCTACCATATCTCTAGCTGTTTGATAGATACTTGCTTTAAATTTTTCTGTCCAAATATTTGGGTTCTCTTTTATAATTTGATGAAACAATTTAATCATGCTTTCAACATGGTGTGTCTCATCTCTAATACTCCAAGTAACTATCTGACACATTCCCTTCATTCTTCCATATCTTTGGAAGTTAAGTAACATTGCAAAAGATGCAAACAGTTGTAGTCCTTCACCAAATGCAGAAAAACAAGCTATCTCTCTAGCTAATCCTTCTACACCTTTGCCTTTAGATTTAAAAAGATATTCATGTTTGTTAGACATTTCTTTGTACTCTTGAAATGCTTTGTATTCTTTATCAGGTAAACCAATAGTATCATTTAATAATGAATAACTATGTGCATGGTTAGCTTCACTAGCCGCAATAGTAGACAACATCATTCTAACTTCAGGTGGTTTAAACATTGGAATATATTTATCTAAATATGCTTGTGCTATATCTACATCTCCTTGTGTAAAGAATTTTAATATCTGACCTATTAAATTCTTTTCAGGTTCAGATAATCTTTCATTCCAATCTCTTACGTCTTCATGTAAAGGAACTTCAGATGGCAACCAGTGCATTTTCTGTTGCATATCGTATGCTTCAAAAGCCCATTCATAATCAAATGGTTTATAGTATGCTCTAGGTTTAAATAAACTCATCTTAATAACTCTATTCCTTCTATTATAATTATTATTAATAATTCAACTGCTAGAACTGTATGATAAACAGTCCATAACACTGATTGTTTTTCTACTTTCTTACGTCTTCTTCGTTTCTTTCGTGGTTTGTCTATGTCATCAAATAGTGAACTGTAGGTCATATTAGCATTCCTATTATTATTCCTAATAAAAAGCCTACCCATGCACCTACTATTCCTTCTCTATAATATAGAGATAGTACACTTAATTCCTTAAAGAATTTTTTTATACTGTCTATAGTATCTGGTATTGTTTTCATTTGTTTGTTCCTTTAATTATTTGTTTTAGTAAAGTAGTTGTAGGGTTAACTTTATCGTTAATATGTGAACAACCTGTCAGCAGTATTAAAATTATTAAATACTTTCCCATTACTCACAAGCTAAACAATCTGCTTCTGGTATGATTGTTCTTTCTATTTTCTTTGATAATAACTCTGCACGTTTAATAGCTTCACTTCTACAATAGTACAAAGTTTTAAGTTTTCGTTTCCAAGCTAACATGTGTATGTCATGTAGCTCTTTCACATTAACATCAGCAGGTACAAAAACATTTACTGATTGTGCCTGACAAATAAACTTTTGTCTGTCAGAAGCATGTTCTATTACCCATTGTTGATTAATTTCTATAGCTGTTTTAAAAGTATCTTTTTCATAATCAGATAATTCTTTTAAATGTAATACTGAACCTCTATTTGCAAGTATAGATGTCCAAGTTTTCTCTGTATTAATACCTTTCTTTTCTAATAGTTTTTCTAAATATTTATTCTTAACTAAAAAAGAACCTGACATTGTTTTTTGTACATAAGCATTTGCTCTAAAAGGTTCTATTGATGGGGACGTAGTACCACAAATAATAGAAGAAGAAGCGTTAGGTGCTATTGCTAACAAGTGTGCATTCCTCATGCCTGTACCTTCCATGTCAGGAGCTTCACCTCTTTTAATACCAAGTCTTTTACTCTCTGCTACTGCTTGTTCTTTAATGTGTTTAAATATTTTTAAGTTCATTGATTTAGCCAACGCACCTTCAAAAGGAATACCTTTAGATTGTAAGTAAGCGTGGAAACCCATAGCTCCTAGACCAATACTTCTTTCATTAGCCGCACTAAACTTTGCTCTGAATACACTATCAGGTGCATTCTCAATAAAATAAGTTAAAGCATTATCTAAAAATCTAACTAAATCTGATATAAATAAATTGTTATTTTTCCATTCATCAAATTTTTCTAAATTTACAGAAGACAAACAACACACTGCTGTTCTATGTTCGTCAGTAGGTAATACTATTTCTGTACATAAATTAGAATGATGAACATTTAATCCTAATTTCTTTTGTGTTTCAGGCATTCCTTCATAGATAGTATCTGTAAAAGAAATATAAGGCTCACCAGTAGCAACTCTAATCTCTAAAATCTTTTGCCACAATTCTCTTGCTGATACAGTTCTTATAACTTCATTAGTATGTGGGTCTATCAAATCCCAACTATCATCATAAGTAGGTTCAGCAATACATTTCTCAATTAATTGCATAAACTCATCTGAAATATTTACAGCGTGATGTAAGTTAAGACATTTTCTATGTATGTCTCCACCACTAGGCTTACGCATTTCTAAAAATTCTATAATCTCTGGGTGTGATATATCCATGTAAGCCGCATAACTTCCACGTCTAGTTTTGCCTTGTGAGAATGCCATTATCTCACTGTCAACAACATGCAAGAATGGAATTGAACCTGATGATTGTGAACCACCTGATGTCGCAACACCATCACTTCTTACATGTCCCCAATAACCACCGATACCACCACCAATAGATGCTAACCAAGCATTCTCTGTGTAGTGTCCTGTTAATCCTTCTCTACTATCACCAACATAATTTAAGAAACAAGAGATAGGCATACCTCTTTTAGTACCACCATTAGATAAAATAGGTGTTGAGAACATAAACCATAATTTAGAAGCGTAGTTATAAATACGTTCTGCCATTTCATCATTATCAGAAAAGGCTTTAGCGGCTCTCATAAATCCATCTTGCGGTGAAGTTTCGTCTGGTAATAAATACCTATCTTTTAAAGTAGTCTTACCAAAATCTGTAAGCAACTCATCTCTATCATAATCTATTGTCATTTTTTATCTCATCTTTGTTTTTTATGTCTAAATATTTTTCTCTATCTAGTGTTAAGTAATCAATTTTTATTGGTTCAAATTCATCTAATGCTTTAAATACAATTTCTTTATTTAACTTACTGCAAGTGTAGACATCTAATTGAATAACAAATGGTATGTCTTCGTCCCACGAATGAAAAGCTATGTGTGATGTTTCAATAGCTTGTATACAAGTCAAACCTCTGTTACCTTTTTTATCTACATAGACAGCAACAGTTTCACCTAGCGGTTTCATGTCTAGCTTACTTACTAAATTTCTTACCCATGCTTTAATTGTATCTATCTGCATAGGTGGACGTTTAACATTTGCCCTAATTAAAATATGTTTATGTTCAAGCATTACTTACCTAGTTTCATTTTGACTTCCGATTGAGTTTCTTTTTCAAGAATTAAATCAATGTATTGTCTAGCTTTTTTTAAATCTTCTATTTGAGCTTCTTTAGTTTTGTGTTTAAATCTCCAACGACATAAATATTTAATAGCATTTCCCTCTGCATAGGGAATGTCATTTTGCATAATGAAAGTAACAGGTTCTATTTTG